TAATTGGGAAGGTAAGGGAACTAAACTTATAGCAAATCTCTATACTCATGATTATTTTATCAAGTCAAGAGAAGTTGAGATATGGAGTGATACTTCTTGCATTTATAATAATATAATTTATCCTAAAACAGGTGCAAATCTTCCTTGTTTTGGAATGGATCTAATGGCATTCAGTGAAAAGAAGGTTATTGTTGTATTTGATTTTCAGCATCCTGTGGAGAACTTTTTGTTTTCTGTAGATGGATTACCCAAGGGTAAAGGTGACTATCGATTCTTTGAACCTGGTAATCATTTTTCCGAAAACATTTATATTGCTTATTGTAAGATGGATGAGGTAGATGAGCATCTTGAAATGTTTAAGACATACTTGACAAAGTATCGTGGTATGCTAGAATTAGAGAAACCCAGTGGATATGAGATTGGAGTTTATAAAGATTTTGATGCCTATATGACTAAACTTGATCCAGTTGGAGGATATCTTTCTGGTAAGTTTGGTAAGGATAGGGCAGAAAGTCTAGTCAATAATTTCTTATTCTGCTATGACTAATTCTTGGAGTTTACTTTACGATGAATTGTATGGAGAAGATGAAATGGTAGATGATGATGGAAATATTGTTTTCATACAAGATCCTCTGGACGACATGATAAATAACGAGGTTAAAACAACGGAAAATATGGCAGCGCATTATTTTAAATACCATGAAGAGGAGATACTTAATGATATTGAGTCTTATGTGTCAGATACTTATAGAGGACATTATACGGGGGATACTCATGAGTATCGTAATGTTCAAACTATAGATTTAATGGCAGCAAGATCACTTGCATCTGGGTTCTGTCAATCAAATATTCTAAAGTATGGAAGTCGCTATGGTAGCAAGGATGGAAGAAATAAAAAAGACTTGCTAAAGGTGATACATTATGCTATGCTACTCTTACACTTTGATGATCATTACGGTAACCCTAGTATGCCGTCAGGACAACTTTCTGTTGATGCCCAAATGCCCTAACAATGAAACTGCGTGAAAAAACTATGAAATTGAGTGACAAGACTTTAAATATTCTTAAAAATTTTAAGGATATTAATCAGTCTATTCTTTTTAAAGCAGGAAATAAACTTCGCACAATAAGTGTGATGAAAAATATTCTTGCTGAAGCAATTATTGATGAGGAATTACCGAAAGATTTTGGTATCTATGATCTTAGTCAATTTATAACTGGTCTTGAGCTTCATAAACCATCTGTTCCTGAACTTAATTTTACAGCAGATAATTATGTGGTAATTAAAGAGGGTAGGATGAAAACGAAGTATGTTTTTGCAGATCCTCATGTAATTATTACGCCACCAGACAAACCAATAACACTTCCTAGTGAAGATGTATCATTTGAACTTGAATATAATCAGTTGGTAACTTTGCTTAGAGCAGCATCAATTTATCAACTTCCAGATTTATCATTGGTAGGTGAAGATGGAGTAGTCAAGATTCTAGTTCGTGATAAGAAGAATGACACATCAAATAATTTTTCTATTGCAGTTGGTGACACAGAATCTTCATTCTGTTTTAATTTTAAAGTAGAAAATATAAAGATTCTTCCTGGAACTTATGATGTAGTTGTATCAAAAAAACTTTTATCCAGATTTACTAGTAAGAATTATAATTTAACATATTATATTGCTCTTGAACCTGATTCTACTTTTGAATAATGCTTGATAATATTATTACTGAAGTCGGGTTTATTTTACTTGGTGGTTTAGTCGCCACCATACCAATTTTTATTATGGGATTTATTCTTAGTAGAAATGAATGATTTTCTTTTTGTCGAAAAATACCGACCCCAGACAATTGAAGAGTGTATTCTTCCAGCGAATATAAAGAAAACATTTAGTGATTTCCTAAATAAAGGCGAAATACCGAATATGTTACTTGCTGGTCCTCCTGGAGTTGGTAAGACAACAGTAGCGAAAGCACTATGTAAAGAACTGGGGGTAGATTATTATGTTATCAACGGATCCGATGAAGGACGATTCCTTGATACCGTCCGTAATAATGCTAAGAACTTTGCATCCACCGTATCGCTTTCGTCGGAAGCGAAACATAAAATCATCATTATCGACGAAGCAGATAATACCAGTAATGACGTACAACTCTGCTTACGGGCGTTTATCGAAGAATTTGCAGGGAACTGTAGATTCATCTTCACTTGCAACTACAAGAATAAAATACTCGAACCACTCCATTCCAGGTGTGCTGTGGTTGAATTTAGCATCAAGGGAAAAGAGAAGCAAGAGGTTGCAGCAGCGTTTTTCACTAGACTTAACTACATCCTGGACGAAGAACGGATTGAAGCTGATAAGAAAGTACTTGCCGAATTAGTCAATAAACATTTTCCAGATTGGAGAAGAGTTCTAAATGAGTGTCAAAGATATTCAGTTAGTGGTAAGATAGATAGTGGTATATTAGCCGCGTTTTCTGACGTTGCCGTCGATGACCTTATTAAAAACCTTAAGACAAAAAACTTTCCTGAAGTACGTAAGTGGGTCAACAGTAATTTGGACAATGATACTTCTGTACTTTTGCGTCGTATTTACGATTCTCTTTACGAATCCTTGGTCCCTAATACCATTCCTGGTGCCGTCCTTATTATTGCTAAGTACCAGTACCAGATGGCATTTGTAGCAGATCAAGAAATTAATATGCTTGCATGTTTAACTGAAATAATGGTGGAGTGTGAATTTAAATGACCGAATTAACTTATAAACAAAAATACTATTTAAAAAATAAAGAAAAAATACGTGCTCAACAAAAAATAAGACATCAACAAAGAAAATTAGAAGATCCAGAATATATGGAGAAGAGGAGAGAGTCTGATAGAAAATATCATGCTGAAGGGGGTGGTAAAATAAAAAGAGATGCTTATAATAAAAAATTTCAAGAGGATGGAAGAAAGGAAAAGGGAAGACAGAAAAGACTGCAGGAAATGAGAGATAAATTGGGTAATAAATGTGTTAAATGTGGAACAACTAAAAATCTTGAGTTTGATCACATAGATCCTAAAACTAAATGTTTTAATGTAAATCCCCAAGACTCTTGGGAAAAAACATTACCTGAATTATATAAATGCCAATTATTATGCAAACCATGTCATCTTGAAAAAACAGCTACGGTTGATTATGGTATAATAATGGAAAAAAAGTATGGTTGAATGCAAGTTCAAATAATGAAAAAAGTTTTTGTTAATGGAACTTTTGATATTCTCCATAGGGGACATCTTGAACTTTTAAATTATGCAAGGAGTTTGGGATATGTGTATGTTGGAATTGATACTGATGAATGTATAAAAGAAAAGAAGGGTCCTAGTAGACCTATACACAATCAGGAAGAGAGAAAGTTTCTTCTTGAGAATTTAAAATCAGTTGATGAAGTAATATTCTTTTCCAGTGAACCAGAATTTGAGGCGTTGATAAAGTCGCTTAAACCTGATATAATCATAGTAGGTTCTGATTGGAAAGAGAAATCTACCATAAAATCTTATTATGATGGTGAATTAATTTTCTTTGATAGAATGGAAGAATATTCTACAACTAAAACAATTGCTAGGATTAGGAGTGTGAATTTAAATGAGTAATGAAATGAGACAACGATTACTGACTTTATTGAAAGAGAAGTCTTATCGTAAAGGTGATTTTAAACTTTCTTCTGGAAAGGAAAGTCAGCATTATATAAACTGTAAACCTGTTATTCTTAGTGGAGAAGGTTTAGTGCTTGCTGGTACTTTACTTCTCGAATTGGTTGAAGAATATTCTGTGGCAGTTGCAGGACTTACTTTAGGTGCTGATCCTTTAGTAAGTTCTGTTGCATTTACTTCTTGGTTGGATTTTGATAGAAGAACTAAACTTGATGCTTTGATTGTTCGTAAACAAGCAAAGGGGCATGGTACAGGTGCATGGATTGAAGGTCCATTGCCATTAAAAGGTTCTAAAATTACTGTATTGGAAGATGTAGTTACTACTGGTGATTCATCTATCAAAGCAGTTAAGGTTCTTCGTGATGCTGGATATGAGGTTAATCGTGTTGTTACTATTGTGGATAGACAAGAGGGTGGTAAGGATGCTATGCTAGATAATGGACTAGAACTTCGTAGTTTATTTACAATAGAGGATTTTTCATCATGAAAAAGAAGCAAAGACATCAAGTAAAGTCTAGGTTTTATTACCTCTTTTGGGGTGCTGCAACTGTATCAGTATTTGCTGGACAGTTGTATGTTGGTACTGGGTATCGTAGAATGTCAGAAAGTTTTGATAGGGTATTAGATGCTCCTATACGAATGGATATTGGTATTTCTGGTCCAAGA